TCACCGGATGGGTCGCGCACTCAACGACGATCGAGGGCGTCTGGTATAACCGCCTGCTCCATGCGCTGGAGCCCGGAGACCGCGTGTTCGGCAACATCTACAGCTATGGCCTCTGCGTCCTTGAGGCGCTGACCAGCCTGCCCGCCAGCACCTATTTCGCCGATGATTTCACGAACAGTTCCGGCACTCCGGTGCTCACCCGCGTGGTGACGGCGGGCCAGATCGACACAGCATGGAGGCGCGCCTATGCGGTCAAGACGAAATGGATGATCGATATTGTCGCCGACGAGTATGAGCAGCAGGGCGTGCTGGACTGGCGCAAGCGTGTGCGCTTCCTGATGGCTTACGGGAGCCGCAGCGACGGAACATTGGACGCCAATGTGCTTGATTATGCGGATATGTGGGATTATCCGATCAAGTTTTCTCAGGCCCCCTACATCCCCGATTATGACGTGACGAACGACACCCGGCCACTGGCCGAGCAGCTTGATGGTGCCTTTTCAACCTACTTCCACGACAGCAACGGCGCCGCCCCGACAGGTGCCGGCACGATGGTGACGAACATGTCCCGCGCCAAGGGTCTGCGCACTGACATGCGGGCGAAGGCCGAAGCAGGGGGCCACGCACTGTTGAGCCGGTGTACCAACGGCTACGAATGGCTTTTCCATGAGGCGGGAACCAGCGGCAATGATGCCGACACCGCCTATGCCGCCGCTATCCGCCGCGACTTCCGCATGGGCCAGATCATCCAGATGGGCCTGCAATATTACGGGAACAACAACCCAGGCGGGGAGCTGGTCCTGTTCGCCGACTATTGGAAAGAGGCGGCAAACTGGGCGGTCTGGTGGGGCATGGGCGAGCGCACCGCCGGCAGCGCATCGGGCAACATCAACCCGATCGGCGTCGCCGTCGAGGAGTGGAAAGAGGCGTGGGAAAACGACATCCCGGTCTTCCACCTCTACACCAAGAAATCGCCGATCGAGGGAACGCTGCGGGCCTATATCTACCGCGTCGGCCCGCTGGACAGCGCGCACAGCGTCGACTGGGCATTCTCGCTCGGCAGCCAGACCGGCAGCGTGTCATTCGCCGCCGGGGAATGGTTCAAGCCCGTCTCGATCACGACCGGCGATGTCGCATCCGACACCGCCGCCACCTTCGGCCTGACCGCCGTCACCGGGACGGCGACGATCGGGACATGGTCGGACGAGATCGACATCACCGTGCGGGCGAGTGCGTGAGATGGCGGCGCTGGTCCAGAAGATGATGGATTACCATGGGATTTCGTGAGCATGAAAGGCAGAGACATGACAGACAAGGACAAGAAGCCAATCCCTCTTCCTGATCCGGCGCCGGAGCCGTTGAGCGGGGGGACGCCGAAACCGCCTCCGGGCGAGGGTGGCGGCTAATGATCGAAGCTGGCACCGCGTTTCTTCTGCTCGCGCTCGTCGTGTCCGCATCGTTCGCGGTCGGGCCCGATGGCGCGCGCCGCTGTGCGCTGGTGCTGGCACTCAACTGGGCGATGTGCTCAAGCTTCGTCGCCATTTCAGGCAACTACACGCCTTGGGCATGGTTCTGGGCGATGGACCTTCTGGCGGCGGCGGCGATCACGTTCCCGCCGGTAAGCCGGTGGCAGTCATTCATCGCAATTACATACATGTTTCAATTCGGCTTTCACGCCGGATTCGGCATCCGTGGTGGGGCCACGGCGCTGTATCTGGGCGGGCTCGACGGCCTGTTCCTCATACAGCTTCTTACGGTCTCAATATGGACGCTGGGGCATGGGCTATATCGTTTTCGACGTGACCATCATTGTCGGGCTTCTATGCTCGATAAGGTTCTTACTTGGACGGATCGATGAGCCAGAGAACACTGACAGACGAAGATGTAGCCGCAGTCGTCGACGCTCTGTGCGAAAAGATCAAGAATGAGTTTTATCGCGATCTCGGTCGCGGGCTCTGGGCGTTTGTCTGGAAGGCCCTGATCGCCGGGATGATTGGCATCGCCGCATGGCAAGGATTGAAAGGCGTCAAATGACGACAGAGATCATCAAGGAAATTCAGCGCCATCTTGGCGTCGACGATGATGGCATCGCCGGCCCGGTGACATGGGCCGCCATCGCAAAGGGCCTCGGGCTGCACAGCGTGGTGGCGAGCCGAGAGCCGTCCAAGCGCATCAAGGATTTCATCAAGGGATTTGAGAGCCTTCGCCTGCAAGCCTATATGCCGACAGCCCACGATGTTCCGACCATCGGATGGGGCTCGACCGGCCCTGATGTCAAGATGGGCATGGTCTGGACCGAGGCGCAAGCCGACGCCAGGTTTGAACGGGACATGGGCAAGTTCGCATCAGCGGTGTCGTCCGGGCTCGGATCGGCGCCGACAACCCAGGACCAGTTCGATGCCATGGTGTCGCTTGCCTACAACATCGGGGCCGAGGCTTTCAAGGAAAGCACGTTGCGGCGCCTGCATAAAGAGGGCGACTATGCCGGTGCCGCAGCGCAGTTCGGGCGGTGGAACAAGCAAGCCGGGCATGTCCTCAATGGATTGACGCGGCGCCGGGCGGCGGAGGAGCGAATCTATCGAGGTGTGACATGACCATCCTGAACGCTCTCAAGGGAATCTCTGGCGAGTATGAAATACAGCGCATTCTTGGGGCGTTCGGTTCTGCCGTCTATATCGTGACAGCCCCCGCGCTGGTGTGGGCCGGGAAGGTGCATGCGACATTCGACAGTTTCTGCATAGCCTACACGATGGGAATCGCGACATGCATCGGGGCGACGGCCGGATCGATCGCCCTGAAAGACCGCAATGTGGCACGAGCCAAGGTGACGGAGAAGGAATGATGGCCCGCTATTTTACCCGCAAGCACCCCTCACAGTGGATCGAGGATGAAACGTGGGGTGCCAGGCCGTTCGTCCCGACGCTTACCGTTAGCGACCACGAGGCGGCCGATACGGGCCTGCTCGATGTGGATGGTAATCCGATCTTTCGCGCGGCGAACCCTATCGGCTTTGTTTGGAATGATGAGTGATGGCCGGGTTTTGGAACGCTGCTTCTAGGCTCACGCCCGCGATCTACTCGCCCGTTTCGTCTGCCAATCCGGACGCAGGAATCAATTCGGCTCGGCCTCGGCTGCACCACTGTACCTACCTAGCTGCCGCACGCCGTCTTGGACGGAACCGCTGGTTTTTAACCGCCGCAGCATAAGGAATCTACCATGATCCCACCATCCATCGCAACCCTCTTTGCAAAGCCGCTCGTGAAATACGGACTACCTGTGCTGTTGGTGGTGCTGGGATTCGCCGCGTTCAAGTTCGCATGGCTGCCGGCGCATGACCGGGCCGTCCGTGCTGAATATCTGGTCGAACTACAGGAGGCAGCGCGCAAAGAGAGCGCAAGAGCCGCCGCCGCCGCAGACAAGGCATCCGCAGAGAGAAGGGCAGTCACCGATGAAACGCTGGATCGCATCTCCAATAGCAGTTCTGTCGATATTCTGTTTGGGCGCCTGCGGGGACTTGGCGGCACCAAGCCGGCTCCCGCCGCCCCCTGATCGTTTGACATGCCCGCAGGCGCCTCCTGTACCCGCCCTGAGCGCCGATCCAGCCACAGAGGGGCGGAACCGCGCTGCATGGATCGAAGGGCTCTACGCGGCGTGGGCTGAGTGCTGGAATAACTTGAACTGGAACCGCGACTATTGGGCGGGTTGACGCGTTAGCAAAAAGTGCGGGGTAATCTCTACCGGCTCCCGCTTCCAGAAGTGCTCTAGGCCAGCTCAGGGTCATGCCCCGCCTTTTGTGCTCAGCGCTTCACCTCCACACCACTTCGCCGGTCGCGATCCAGTTTGGCAGGCGCCGCCAATCAAAGTGGCGAGCGAGCGACCGGGAAATGCCAAATCCATAGTCGCTCGCCGTGTGATGTGGGCCAGTCGCTACTCTGGCGTCCGAGTTCCACGTTTCTCGCCGTCCCTTGGCTTAAGCGTCAGGGCTATCTCGCGCGGCCGGAGCCTACTTTTAGGCGGTGCGCTTCTGCATTTCAGCGCCGCCGCATCACCCCTTTGATATACCGGATTCACCCTGTGTTCTCAAGGTGCAATCCACCCGCTACAAAGCAGGACCCCAGCCACCGCCAGCTCGTGGATCATCCGTGCCCGCCGATAGAGATCGTGCGCCCGCGCCGCCTCGCAACTGGCCTGCGCGCTCATCGGGTGCGCCGGGCGCGTCACAGCCATGGCTCGATCTGTGCGCAGGACGCGGCGGGGACGATCGACCAGCTCACGCCGCCACCCTCCCCGCCCGCGCCAGCGCGGCGTCGCCCCATTGCGCGGCCATGGCGCGGGCCATGCCGGGGAAGAAGCGGGAGCGCTCGCGGGCGCGATCGGCGCCGGGCGGCATCCTGTGCACCCGTGCGGCCGGCCGCGCGGCTTCGTCGAGCCCGAGCGCGCGCCTGGCATCTGCCAGCGTCGCATGGTCCGGCCGCAGCAGCGGCAGGCCGCGCGTCCAGAAGCATGTCCGCTTGGTCTCCCATTCGCCGAACTGCCATGGCTGGACAGACTGCGCCGGCGGCCGCCAGTCCGCGATGCGCGCGGCGGCATGGCGATGCATCACCGGATTCTCGATCGCCACCAGCGGCACGTCCGCCGTCCACAGGGTCGAAAACAGCGCCGCGCCCGCGTCCAGATCAGCCCACATCTGCGCCAGCGTCTTGCCTCGAGGCGGCCGGCTGAGCCAGCGCACGCCCGAGTTGCACAGCCTCGTGCAGGGCGGATGCGCGACGATCAGCAGGTCCCAGCCATCGCCCAGCACATCGCGGACATCGCCCCGGATATGCCGGTTGCTGCCCCGCTCATCGGCCAGCAGGTCGCAGGACCAAGCATCGAAGCCGCGCGCCAGAAAGGCGTCGCGCACCGTGCCGGAAAACTCGCAGGCGATCAGGACGCGCGGGGATGGATCACGCATGGTCGCCAGCCTCCCCCCGTGTATCCGCCACAGGCCCGTGATCGGCGGCGGGCGCGCTGCTCATAGGCCGAACTCCCACGCCATGCGTCCGGCATCCTCGATCAACTTTCGCGCGCGGCGTATCGTCCGCTCCGCCTCGCGCAATCTCAGCTTCAAAAGGTCGGTGTCGCGGTTGATATGGCCGCTATTGCGGATCAGGGAGACGACAAGCTCCCAAGTGGGAGCATCCTTGTCGCGGTACGGAGCCGGCACGATGGTCTTGAGCGACACTCCGTCAAACTCGATCAGTCCTGCCCAGTCCGGCACTTCTTCAGGCCGCACCAATCCAGGCGGCGTGACATAGAAGAATTGGTCCGAAAACAGCCGCGCCTCGCGCTGCTTCATGGCGGTATCGCGGCGGAAGTCCGCGCGCGAGACCTTCACCTCGTAGGCTCGCGCCTTGAAGCCAGCCGATGAATTCGGGCTGATAGTCCAGAAATCACACCGGCGCGCGCCGCCGCAGAAAGCCAACTCGGTCGCGAAGATGGCGTCGCCAACCTGACGTGATAATGCATCTAGGATTTCGACCGCCGCGATCATGCTTTCAGTCATGGCTTTGCGTCCGCAATGCCGCCGGCCTGATGCAGTCCGCGCACAGGCATTCGTCCGTCACCAGCGCGTCATGGCGGGGATCGAGCGCCGCATAGAGCGGTTCGCACGCCGGGCAGAGCTGTCGCGCGCCGGCCCCCTGCCCGCCGCATTCGGCGCAGGTGTCACCGAGAATCATGGCGATTCTCTCCCTCGCCAGTGGCGCGCAAGATCGCGGCGAGGCCCTTGCGGATTTCGCCCATCGTCATGTCCACCGGGACAATGGTGTCGTCGGGGATGTTCGGGTTCCGGGATGCCACGTTGAGCGAGCCGAGAATGTCGATCAGCGCATCAAGCAGGTCGGGCGCGGCGGTGTCGTAGTGGTCGCCGCCGGCGGTTGCCTTGCCTTTCATGTTGCGATCCTCCCGGTTGCGGCGCAAAGGGCCCGCAAGGTCGCCTTGTGCGCGCGCCAGAAGGGCAACGCATCATTTCGATCCATGGCATCGATGGTGCTGTCATCGAAGGCCCACCAGTCGCTGAGCTTGTGGGTCTCGCACCCGATCGTCATATGTTCGTCGGTGATGGTGATCTGCCAGCACAGCCCGGCGAGGTAGAGCGGCTGCAACTTGGTAGAGGTGCCGCCCTCGAAGGCGCCGCCCCGGAAGGTGCCGCCCATGAGTCTTGTAAACTCTCCCATGGCCTTGGCGGCAGGGAATACCCAGGCGGTCCCGTCATGGGGCAGATTGTCTTCGCTTTCGATCCAGCCGCCCAGATCGCCGACCGAGACGCCGATGGCCGGCATGTCAACAATGGCGCGGATGCGGTGCAAAGTGTGGCCCGCATAGACCTCGGTTTCGCCGGTAAATTCATAACGCTTTGCCATCACAGCACCCCCCTCTCGCGCGCGAGGCGCAGGGCATGGCGGGCGGCGGTGACGCCAGCCGTGTCGTCGTATTCCCCGGCGCGGGCCATGGCGGCGGAACCGGGATTGCTATGCCCCTCACAAGTCAGCGCCAAAGCCTCCCGCGCGATCTCAAGATCGGGATCGACGGGCGGCTTCTCGTGCGTCGCGATGATGCCGGCGAGGACTTTGACCGCAGGGTGCCTTTCCGGGTGAAAGATGTCAGCGGCGAATGCGACGGACACCCCCTGTGCTTGACATTGCGCCCTGACCAGTTCGCGGGCGCGATCCATTGCCCATTGCGGCGGGCCTTCGTTGTCAGTCATTGGCTTTGTCCTTGTTCATAAGTGGCAGCCGCTCTCACAATACTTGCCACCACAGGCGATATCACCTATATATTTGGTGCCATCCGGTACGTCAATAGGAGATATCGCAAAAATGGAAGAGCGACCGAAGCGCCGACCCAAGGTTGGGCGCCCCAAGATCAACGGCGAACAGACGCTGGCGCGCTTTCGCGCCGGAACGCTTGATCGGATCAAGGCGGTTCTTTCCGGCGCCGAAAAGAAATCCAGCTTCATCCGTGCCGCCATTGAAGCTGAGATCGAGAGGCGCGAATCAGCCTTGTAGCTGATCATCAATCGCCGCCATGGCGACTGCGGGCCTCGTCCATCAATTGACCGACATCGCATTGCAGCCAGTGGCTCAGCCCCTTTGCGCACTGCTATACTCCTGTCACGGCATGTCGGCCATTTGAGGGCTCCGAGCCTGCAAAGCTCATCAGCGGGGATGCGGTGCTGCGATACCCGTCGCTCGGGTCTTCAAAGACCAGATAAGTTCGGTCATCCAGCGTGAAGCATGCTCCAGAAGCGTCTGGATCAAACGGGTGCCGCACCTCTAAATTGGGCACAGCTTCCAGAATGCGCTCGCCGGCCAGTTCAGACAGGCGCTGCGGAATAACTTCATCTGCCATCACAAATCCCTTTCCCCAGACATATCCACCACTTCCGGTGTCCCGCTGCCTGGGGCTTGCCTGCGGGTGGCGTTGGAAAACTCATCCTCGTACAATGGACAGTTCTGGCTGAGCCTGATCCGCCCGATAGAGCAGGTCATGCTGCCCTCTCCGCCTCATCGCCCCACTGGACGCCGTGACCGTCTCCGAACGCCTGCATCCAGTCGATCATCGTGGACATTTGCGACTTGGTAAGCTCCGATGACCGGAAACCCTTGGGGAACGGTCGCCCGTCCAGCCCCTCGACAAACTGGCACTCCCAACCGCAGGCGTTCATGACGATCGCTTTCCAGTCGTCAGGCGTGTGGCGGCGGCCCATCGGCATTGCGTGCGAAATGTCCGTGAGCATTGCCCACATCTTGTCCGACTGAGCGCATGTCCGCTTTGGTTCGTTCACCGTGACAACGTAGCCAGCGGGGGCCTTCGCGATCAGGCGTTGAGCACGGGCGCGCTGCCAGTCGTCGGTAAGCCGGATGGTGTGTCCGCTCATGCCCAACGCCTCCGCATAGTCTCGACGTAGGAAGCTGCTGCCTCGTGTTCGATCTCCCATGCGCGGCCCGCTGGCGTCTTGAGCCATTCCAGCCAGTAGGCCGTGACGACGTGCCCGCCATCGAAAGCATATTTGCGCTGAAACTTGGGCCAGCCAATCCGATCAGTCTGCTCCGCATGGGCTCCGTCACACATCGGGAGGGCGGAGGCATCCGCCACCTTGCTCGACACTCCCTTGTCGCCCCAAGGATCAAAGTGGCACGCGCGCACCTTGCCTTCGCAAACATGATCCTTGTCATGGACGCTCAGGAAGCAGGGCAGCCGACGCAGCCAGCGAAGGTAAGGCTCGCACCTTTTCCATTCGTCAGCACGCCTACTGTTCTGTCTGCGCGGCTTAAAGGCGACGGCGCGGAGCATCAGAGCATGCCGTCCATGCGGATAAAGGGGATTTCGTCCCCGTCCAACCCATCATCAAAGCCGCCTGCCGCCCGGCTCTCATCGCGCGGGGCAGTGTTGCCGCCATTGCCCCGGCCCTCGCCTCGTGAGCCTTGCAGCGTCACGTCATTGGCGCGGATATTGAGTTGCGGCTTGCCCTCGTATTCGGACAGGCTGAACTCGCCGGTTACGGTGACGCTCGTCCCCTTGAGCAAGTATGGCTGCAAGGCATCGCCGCGCTTCCCCCAGAATGAGACGCGCCACCAGTTGGTTGCCTTGTCGCGCCCATCGCGGAAATCGACGGCCACGTTAAAGCTGGTGACCTTGTCGCCGCTGTTGGTCGAGCGGGTGACGGCATCTGCTCCGATGCGGCCTGCCACGGTGATGTTCTGCATTATCCTGCCTCCAGGGGGCTAAAGACGCGCGGCGCTTCCACGGCGCTGCGGTAAAGTCTGGTGAGTTGGTCCACGTCGGCCTGCACTTCGGCGAGGAAGTCGCAAACCGTGCTTTCAAGTTCTTCGATCAGGGTTTGATCCCGATGCAGCCGCTTCACGAACAACTGCATTTCCTCGGGCATCCGGGGATCGAACGACACAAAGTCGCACCACTGGCGACCGGTGCAAGCCATCTGCCATTGCATCTGCGTGACGTAGCGGCCTGGGATGGCCTGAGACTTAAGCGTGTCGATGTGTGTCGAGGTGTTGGGCGCCTTAATCTCGACAAGCCCGTCGTCGTCCACCAAGCCGTCTGGGCTGGCGTGTGTTCCCTTGATCTCGGGATGAAGGAAAATCCCGCATTCGGTGACTGACCGCCCTTCCAAGAAGGCATAAGCGACGCGCGCGGCCTCCTCTTGTTCACGGCCCCAGTCCATGGCGGCATTGGTGAACGTTTCAGAGGGACGGCCAGTCAACCGTTCGGCTACGATACGCGCGCGGACATTTGCCCGCGATGCGCCCCAGCCAGATTTCGTTTTCGCAATTACGTCTGCAACTTGGGAGGCTCCCAAGCTTCCCGCTCTAGCAGCCAGCCACTCAGGGGTGCCTTGGACAAGATCCACGGTCATGCGGATTTCCTTTGTGTCGACTTGAGGAAATGAGTTGGCGCGCCGACAGGTACGGACAGCGCCAGCTCGACCGGCCAGTTGCGGTCCTGAATGCGCTTCACGATCGGCCGGTAAGCCAGCTCGCGGCGGCGGCAGTATTCCCTCAGGGTCACTTTGCCGTCCACGTCTTCAATGTAGATGCAATTCCGCCGATTGCTGTTCTGCTCTTTGCGTGTCGCCCAACGGCAATTCTCGGGCGAGTAAGGGCCGTCATTGTCTTTGCGATCGAGCATTAGCCCGGCAGGTCGCGGCGCCATGTCCGCTAGGAAGTTGGCAAATGCCATCCATCGATCGCAGACAGTGATGCCGCGCCCGCCATAGTCCTTGTACTGGCGATGGTTCGGATTGAGGCAGCGCCCCTTTATGTCCGACCACACCCAAAGAAGGCGCCTCTGCTCCATCACGCGGCCTCCTGCTCTGGTTTGATCTTCTTGGCCAACTGTGCTTTGCAGTGGCCGAACTTGGCGGCTGGCAGCATGGCCAGTGCGTCGATCTTGTAATATTTACAAAGCGGCTCCAGGTCAGTGTTGGTGCGCTCAACCAAGTCGCTCAGTTCAGCAAACTGCTCATTGCTGATCGTCGTCCGTGCCTGGACCTCATGAGTCGCTGCATCAGCATCGTTATCCCCATCGGTGGGGATCGCGAACGTCAGGAAAGCGGCATATTTGTAAGCCGCCGACATTGCCTTGTTGGTGGACTTGTCGGACGTGTCCATTGCCTCTCCATAGGTGCAAGCGGTGTGCTTCGACCCATCTGCGACGGCGACGAAGTCAAACTCGGCCTTGACCGTTGTGTAGAAGATCGCACCGCCATTCTTGGTCGTGCGCTCGATCATGCTGCGCTCGGTCATACGGGGAATAACGCACAGGCCGTTCTTGGCCAGCAACGGGGCTAGCGCGGCGTAAACGTCATCAATGCCCCGGAAATTGTAGCCGGTGCCCTGAGTATTGCGCCGATCCTTTGAAATCCCGACCTTGGCAAGTTCACCTTGCACGGCGGCAATAGCTTTGTAGACTTCCATTGTCACATCTTCCTCCTGAACATATCCCAAATGGACCGCTTCTCTTGATCCATGGGCATAAGTGATATGCGGTGTTGCTTGTGGGCGGAGCGATCAGTTGACCGGCCGCCGTGTTTGATGCTGGCTGCGCAGCCGAACGGACGGGTCACGGCATCATCCCCATCATTCCAATAAGGGAGGCAACAAAGCCAACTAAGGCTGATGCACACAGAGCATCGGACAAGCTGATGCTGGCGATGGCTTGACGGGGGGTCATTCTCCCGTCTCCCAATGGGCATAGCGTGGGGCGACGCGCGCATAGGCGACCGGATGGTGCTCTTTCAGGAAAGCCAGATCATCCGGCTCATCCATGTCGCTGAGCATTATCCAGCCATCATCGCCGCCGTAGAGGTCATGCAGCTTGGCAAGCGCGCATTCGGCTTCGCGGCACTCGGCATGGTTCCGCATAGTGTAGAACTGACCATCATATTTCGCGGCCATGTAGGTGTGGCGCTCGCCCGGATCAATCATCGTTCCACAGGCGTCGCACTGACGCTCTTTGCGTGATGAAACTGTGCCTTCCCGGAAGAACTCCATCACCCTTCTCCTCTGAGAGCGGCGCGGGCGAGGCTCGCGGAAAGCTGCTTGGGTTTGCTCATTGCCCCATCCCCTCCCTGATAACAGCCGGATCGAACCCGGCATTGCTGAGGGCGCGCCAGAGCGTGATCTGAGCGGTGCGCAACTCGTGGTGAGCAATCTCGTAGTCCCGCGACTGGCAGATGACGCTGGCCTTGTTTGCATCGATCTGGGCGCGCTCCAGTTCACGCAGAGCTTCCATGATCTTCTCACCGTGGAGCTGATCCAGAAGTCCGGTGTAGTGGGCTGCTGCACGGCTGTGGTTGGTGGTGGGGGTCATGCTGCCAATCCTTTCGCAGTAAGCCGAAACCGAACGGACCTGCGGCCATTCAGATCGACGTATTCAGCAAGGCCGTTGTCGATCAGCGCGCGGCACGTTATCGGCCTAAATGGAGCCGTCTCGCCCTGCGCAAGAATGTATCTGCCGCCGCCGCGAACGCGCACCACGGCAGCGTCTCCGCCCCGCTCGCGCATCCACTTCAAAGCGTCGCGCTGTGCTTGCGTGATCTCGCTCATGCATTCTCTCCCTCACCGAGGGCGCGAGAGATTGCGGCGAGGGCCTTCGCCTCAGCGATATCGCCCGGCTCCCACGGGTAGGCTTTCCCGCTTTCCATGCGCACGGCGGCAGCAAATCCGGTTTCAGAGCAGTATGCATGATAAAGCTCTTGCAGTGCCTCAAGTAGATCAGGAGCGGCGGCGAGCAGGCGGGCGTTGGCCTCGCTCACGTCCGGCTTATTGATGCCAGCGAAACAAGACTGGTTGCAGGCGACCGCATCGTACTGATCGTCGATCTGCCAGTACCCACCCCACGAAGACCCATGATTCGGGTTGTCGGCGTAAGACACGGCCCACGGCCCCGGCGTTCCCTTGAACCCGCTCATGACGCCCTCCGCACAAGGCCGAGCTGGGCGAAGCTGCGGGACATATCCCAGTCGCGAGGGTCCACCGGATCGCGGGCGTTTTCAGCCATGCCGGCAAGGGCCTCCAGCTTGTCGAAGGCCTCCCCTGTCTCAATGCTAAGGTCGATCTCGTCGCCATGCTCATCGACGGCGCCGTCAAGCTCTGTGCTCGCGACTTCCACAAGCCGTGCCGCGATCCTGAACAAGTCTGCTGTCTTGTATTGCCGGGCAATACGATCAGCGCGGGCTTCAAGGTCATTGGCGGGGGGCATCATCCTGCCTCCGCTTCGGCAGGATCAAAGTCCTTGAGCGCATCCTGAGACCGCAGTTCGATGAACTGGATTAGCAGGCGGTATTGCTCCCCGTTGGGGCTGTCGCCGTGTGTCTCCTCAACGGCCTCGCGGAACCGATCCAGCGAGCCGGAGAAGCATCCGCGATTGACCGTGACACCCTTGTCTTTGTTAAGGAACCAACAGAGCGTTCCATTCTCGCTGCCGACGCAGGAGAACCATCCGAGGTGATTTCGGCCAGAGACCTGCGCGTCGCCATAGACCTGCGCGTTGCCATAGACCCACGCGTCGCCAGAGACCTGCGCGTTGCCATAGACCTGCGCGTTGCCATAGACCCACGCGTTGCCATAGACCCACGCGTTGCCATAGACCTGCGCGTCGCCATAGACCCGCGCGTCGCCATAGACCTGCGCGTTGCCATAGACCCACGCGTTGCCATAGGCCCACGCGTTGCCATAGACCTGCGCGTCGCCATAGACCCGCGCGTCGCCATAGACCTGCGCGTTGCCATAGACCTGCGCGTTGCCATAGACCTGCGCGTTGCCATAGACCCACGCGTTGCCATAGACCTGCGCGTCGCCATAGACCTGCGCGTCGCCATAGACCTGCGCGTTGCCATAGACCCACGCGTTGCCATAGGCCTGCAAATTCTCCGGCTTCTCGATCCACCCGCCGAGATCGCCAGCGGAAATACCGAGCGCAGCGATAGCGGCAACGGCACGGATGCGGTGCAGTGTGACGCCGAGCCAAACCTTCGTTTCGCCAGTGGCCTCGTATTTCTCATTCAGGAATGCTGGCTCTGTCATCTTATCCTCCAAAGCTAAAGTCAGCCTCGGCACGGTGGTGGGGGACCGTGCTCTGGTGACTTCAGAAGTTCCAAGGAGTGGCGCCGAGATCGCGGGCGACTGCCCGAGCCTCGCGCTTGCCCATGACGTTGATCGTCTCGACATGCTCGCGACGACCGTCTCCGATGCGCACGATATCCAGCACCGGAGCCTTAGCGCGGGTGCCGCTGTAGAATTCTGCTGCAAGGGTCATCTTATCCTCCAGTGAGCAGCAATCGGCTGCCTGTGCTTGGGCGTGCTGGAGAGTATGGACCCTCCGTGGCGCCTGTCATCCTTGTAAAATGCGATTGGTGCTCGGTCAAGCACAATCGTAAAATAAATTGTGTTGCGTTACCCGAGGCTCGCCGCTATCGTTACGCCATGGACAAAATGCACATTCCCTTCGCCAAAGCGCGAGATATGGCGGGCGGCATTCCTGCTCTTGCCCGCATCGTAGATCGCACTCCCGCCAATCTCTACTCGCTGTTCCAGCGCGAGAGGCCGTGCCCTCCGCAACTGGTCATTGCAATTGAGCGTGCGCTGGGCTTGCCTCGCCACGAGTTGCGCCCGGACATCTATCCGCCCGAGGATGCCCGTAACGGGACACAGGGAGGGGCGTCGTGACGGCCTTCACAAGGGGAATTATATACTTTACTCCCTCGGTATTTTGTGCTAGTTTCGCTAGAGAAACCGAGGAATAATCCATGTCCAAGTCCACCATTTCCACTTTCGAGTTGTTCGCGATGATCCCCGATCAGGAAACCGCCCGCACCTACCTTGAAAACCGGCTGTGGCCGGAAGGCCCGCGCTGCCCGGTGTGCACCAGCGGCGAGAGGATTACGGCGAGGAAGGGCGGCTATTACCGTTGCAACGCCTGCAAAGAGGATTTCACCGTTCGCACCGGGACCATCTTCGAGCGCAGCCATGTCCCGCTGCATAAATGGGTCTATGCGATGTATCTGCTGGTCACCGCCCGGAAGGGCATCAGCAGCCTGCAACTGGCCAAGGAGATCGGCGTCACTCAAAAGACGGCGTGGTTCATCCTGCACCGGTTGCGCGAAGCGTGCGGCAATGATCCGACTGAACTGGCTGGCATTGTCGAGATTGACGAATGCTATGTAGGCGGCAAGGAGTCGGCGAAGCACGAGCACAAACGGCTCGGACTTGGCCGGGGCGGCGTAGGCAAGACGCCTGTTATTGCTGGACGGGAGCGGGGCAGTGGTCGCGTCAAAGCGGAGGTCAAGGCTTCGATCACTGGGCGTAACGCGGTAGGCTTCGCCCATCGCCACGTTCAGGTAGGCTCGACCATCCACACTGACGAAAGCGCAATCTACAGCCGAGTGGGCGGGTTGCTCTACAAGCATGAAACGATCAACCACGGCGCTGGCGAGTATGTCCGGGGTAACGTCACCACGAATGGTATCGAGAGCGTGTTCGCGGTGCTCAAGCGCGGCATCCATGGTGTCTATCACCACGCCTCGCCGAAGCACCTTGGCCGCTACGTCAATGAGTTTGCCTTCCGGCTGAACGAAGGCGACGTGAAGCGCCACACGCTGGACCGTCTGGATAGCTTTATCATCAATTCGGCGGGCAAGCGCCTGACCTATGGGGCGCTGATCGCATGATAGACGCTCCAAAGCCTCCCGCCGCTCTGGACGCGATTGCAGACGTTGTGCTGCGCTACCGGCCAAAGCCTGTTTCAGATGCCGCGAAGGAGCGAAAGAAGCGCGCCAAACGGGCGAAGAAGGCGCAGGCCGATGGGTAGCAATCCATATCTCATCACCGGTCCGGCAGCGATTTCGTTCTCGGGTGGGCGCACCAGCGGGAAGATGCTCAAGCGCATCATCGATGCCCACGGCGGATCGCTGCCGGAGAATATATTCGTCCTCTTCGCCAACACCGGCAAAGAGCGCGAGGAAACTCTTCGTTTCGTTCACGAGTGCGCCACCAGGTGGAACGTCCGGGTGAGTTGGCTGGAATTTGTGACCGATCTTAGGAAGGGCGGCCCGGCAAGTCGATTTCAAGAAGTTGGCTACAACAGCGCGAGCCGGAAGGGCGAGCCGTTGGATAGGCTGATCGCCCGCAAGCAAGCCCTGTTCTCGACCATCACCGGGCGCTGGTGCACCGAACGGTGCAAGGTAGGCGTGATGCATGATTTTATGGAGGCGCAAGGCTACGCGCGTGGCGAATACACCGAAGTGATCGGCTTCCGCGCCGACGAATATGACCGGGTTTATGAACTGCCCCGCAAGCCTCGTAATGCGGAGCGCAGGTTGGCCTTCCCGCTGGCCACCGATGGTGTGCGCAAAGGTGACGTTTTGGATTTCTGGGCCGTCCAGCCCTTTGACCTGATGCTGGAGCGAGGGACCGGCAACTGCGATCATTGCCCCTTCCTCCAATTCAAGACCCGCGTATCCCGCGCCCGCCGCGATCCGGTTGGCACACAGTATTGGGCGGCGCACGAAAAGGCGCGGAACTTTTCTTTCGGATACCAGAGCTTCGACGAAGTGCTGCGGGCCGCGCAAACCAGCCCCTTGCTTCCAATGGACGAAATTGAGGCGGACGCTGCCGATAGCGAGTGCGGCGCGTGGTGTTCGAGTGAAGCGGCATGAGAGGAAAAGGGAGTCATGTATATAATTCCCTTCACAAGCGCCTATTGCCTGCTCGACGTGATGAAGGGCCGCAAGAGGCTGGCCAAGCGCATCAAGAAGGACGGCCCCCTGCGCGTCGTCATCGTGGCAGACATCACGGACGAATTCGGCTGGGACGACGGCGACAGCATCGAGTTCAACTGCGATGTGATCAGCGTCACGGAAGCCGCATAAATGCCCTCCCTCCCCCATCCAGGGCAAGCCGCTCTCCGGGTGAGTTCGGGGCTCTTCATTCTTGGCGACGACTCCTCCCACCGGGTCGCCAAGCTGGACGGCGGGGGTACTCCCACATCCCCGCCGTCCGGACAATCGCAGCTTTGCCTGCAAGCGCATCGAGGACGCTCAACGTCAAGGTGATCTATTCCGCACAGGAGAGGCAGCATGACATGTGGACAAACTGGCCCGGCACCCGAGCGTTCACGAGCGCGCGCCCTGTCCTCGTCAGATTCCGCAACGGTAAGATCGCCGGCACTCACGCAGGCCCCACGATCATCCCGGCAAAGGACTGGAATGGTATCCATGATGGTGCGCCTGATTGGCCGTTTGACATCATCGCCATCCGCTACGCCGACTGAGCGCGACGAGTCCGGCCGCTTCGTATCCCGACACCGCCGCGAGGTCATTGAGACAGCCCGAAAGCTTCGTGCCTCAATGCCTGATCGTGAATGGAAGAGAGAATTATGAGCAACATCATCGCCGCCGACCAATTAAGGCTCCTCATTGAGCGCATTGAACGGCTCGAAAGCGAGAAGGCTGGCATCTTCGACGACATCAAGGACGTTTACGGAGAGGGCAAGGCGACCGGCTACGATCCGAAGATCATGCGCAAGATCGTGCGCCTTCGCAAGATGGACCCTAACGACCGCGCTGAAGCTGCTGCTATCCTCCAGGCCTATGCTTCGGCACTCGGGATGCAGGGGGCGTTTGACCTGTGACGCGCTCAAGTCGAGAAAGCTGGACGACACCGCAGGCAAGGGGCTGCAATTCCCTGCTCGCGCGCATGTCTGCCTATCACGCGAAGTTGGGTCGCAAGCCCCTCGCCGGCATCCTTGAAGCGACATGGAGGGACAATGAGGAAAGGTTGGCAGGCAACTGGCCCGTCGAAGCACAGCGTAGCCAGAAGGACACCGTGCGTATGCGGCCTGATCCACGACAGCGCCAAGGAGCAGCGCCGATGCATGGAACTTTCCCTGCTGGAACGCGCGGGGGAGATTACACATCTGGAGCGCCAGCCATTCTACCCGTTCGTGATAGCCGGGGAAACAGTGAAGATGCTCAACGGCCAACGCGCCGGGGTGACTCTGGATTTCTCCTACAGGACGGCGGATGGCTCAATGATCGCGGAGGACGTGAAGCCGAAGAGCCGGCTGGCGGACAGCCGGGACTGGCCATTGCGCAAAGCGATATTCAAACACCTGCATCGATCGATCGAATTGCGCGAAATCCGGTAGAGCCGTCAGATCGCATCCTGATCGACCTTGCAAATGCTTTCGGCGTCCCTGTGGATGGCCTGAAGAGGCATGCGGCTGGCTGGTCCGACTATGGCCTGAGCTGCGTCCGTCACGGGGCCTACAAGCTGATCAGAGACAAGCTGGGCTACTCCTACGCACGCATCGGGCGCATCATGGGCGAGCGCCACCACACCACGATCATGTCTGGCATCCAGAAGGCCGAAAAGCTCATTCGGGAAAACCCTGAATACCGCGCTGCTTATGAAAGGGCACGGCAGGGATGAGCAAGAGAGCCGCAGCGTTCAAACGTCATTGCCCTGATTGCGGGGTTGAGCCCGGCGCGAAGTGCATCGGCAAGACTGGCCCGCGCGTGTCGGTCCATCGTTCAAGGTATCTGGGAAAGGGAGTGCCAACCATGAAACTGGTAACGGGTAGCAAGGGGGAAGACCTTAGCGCCAGAACAGAGCGCATGAGCGAGGAGTTCGCTCAGACCGTCGCGATCCGCTGGATCGAGGGCTTCGATTTAATGGCCCGCCGATGCGAAAGCCCAATTGAGCGCCACTTGATGTTGGCTCTAATGTCCCAAGCCGAGACTGCCATTGAGGAGATAGATTTTTCTGCTCGCGTGATCGATTTCGAAAACTTCGCGCCATACCCCATGATGGAGGATGAGAAGAGCGCACTGGTTTTCACCCAAGTAGATGTTGGGCCATACCGCGTAGATATCATGGTATACGATCAGTCGCGCAGCACAAAGCCAGCACGCTGGATCGCAGTCGAATGCGACGGCCACCAGTACCACGAAAAGACCAAAGAACAGGCTAAGCGCGATAAGCAGCGTGACCGCTATTTCGCGCGGCGCGGGATTACCGTTTTACGCTTCACTGGCTCGGAGATTTACGCAGACGCCGAACAGTGCGCCGACGAGATTATCGATACTCTGGTGGTGAACTCCGAAAACAACTGATGAGCAGCAACGCACCCTCAATGCCGCTGTTCGGCGATGCTTATCTAGCAGACACTCGGCACCTCTCGCTCGAGGAGCATGGCGCGTATCTGCAATTGATGATGATCGCCTGGCGCTCGAGCGACTGCGTTCTGCCCGACGATGACACGCGCCTTGCGCGAATGCTGGGCATTACCGCTGGCCGTTGGGCGAAGCTTAAAAGCACGGTGATGGCCTTCTGGACGCTCACTGAGAAAGGGTGGGCGCAGAAGCGCTTGAGCAAAGAGCGCGCATTTGTCGATGAAAAAAGGGCCAAGAATAAATCTGCTGCTGATGCGCGTTGGAACGGCCAAGTTGCTGAAAACAAACAAACGGATGAATGCGAACGCACAAGCGAACGCAATGCCCCTCCACCTCCACCTCCAGAAGTAGTCTCAGAAGCTAAAGCTTCTTCGACACAGAGCGCGCGCGTTGAAAAATTTCCTCGGCCTGATTTTGCTGACCCTGACGACTGGTCGGACTTCCTCGGGAACCGGAAGAAGAAACATTTGAACAACAGCGGGTCTGCTCACGCCAAGCTGCTGCGCGATGTCGCCCACTGGTCTCGAGAGACAGGATGGCCACCCGGCACAGTGTTCCGAGCGTGCGTCGAGAATGGTTGGGCAGGAATCTACGATCCAAGGACTGGAAACAATGGCAGAGGCAATCAGAATTTCGGAGGCCATCGCGACAAACGTGACGGTGTTGCCAGAGCGCTCGACAGGAGCCTTGGCTACGATCCGCCTGACGGATACTCAACTGGCGGAACTGGAGAAGGTGGCGGTAGCCCCGTTGCCCGCCTTGCCGCCCTGCGATGATCGTCATTTCACGCAATGCCTGCGGGTCATGAGCGCTGCCCTGCCCCGCCAAGGTTCGGATGACCTGTCCGGCGAACTGTTCGTCGCCGCCTACAAGCGCAAGCTCGGCCACATGCCGAAAGACCAGATCAACTTTATCGCCGATCAGGCCCTTGAGCGATGCAAGTGGTTCCCCACGATTGCCGAGTGCATGAGCATCGGGGCCGAGTGGGAGCGCGACGACGAGGCGGTGCGTAACCAGGCCAATGCCCTCGCCGCAATCGGTCGTGAAAAGCAGCAACGCATGGAGGAAGCCATGCAGGCGATGCGCGACGGCACGATCACGCAATCCGAGATCGATGCACTTCCCCCACGCTGGCAGTCGATTGGCGAGACGCGCGGATACCTGCGGCGGACTAAGGAAGGATACGCGCTGCGCCCGCCGCTCGTCGTGGAAGCCATGACCGAGGGAGACCAACCATGAACCCCACAGAACGAAACGCTGGGATGGTGAGTAAGGAGAAGCTGGCATGAGCGAGTTCTATCCGCGCCCGGTTGCGTGTGGATGCACGGACCCTGATTGCCGACTGCGCGGTTGCAAGCTCCAGCGCGGACACGCTTCACCGATCACGCATGGCTGCATCTGCCCGCCCGGCGCCGAGAAAACCTGTCGCGGACCACTGTGCCCTCGCCGGCCTATGTCAGCCATGGGGATGCAGCCATGACCACAACACCCCAGCAAGAGCGAGAGGGGGATCGAGCATGTCCTTTATGCGGGCAAAGGTCCGCGATGTCAGACCTCACCGGCTTCAAGGACCGCCTGCGCATTGTCGGCGATCTTCAGGCTCAACTCGCCGATGCCATACGGCGGGCTGAGGTTGCCGAGCGCATCGCGGCGGCGGATGAGGCGATTGCTAAAGTCGATCAGGCATCCGATGGGCAATGGCCGCTGGGTGCCTGATTCAGCCGCCATCGAACGCGGCGATCATCAACAAACCAAGGGGTAGGATATGGCACGGGGCAGGCCGGCGGTGACACGCGCAAGGATATTGAACTACTGGCGCAAGCACGGCCCTTGCCCTGTCCGCCAGATATGCCGAGTGACTGGAGCAGAGCGATCTTACGTCAGGCGGATGCTGCGCAAAGAAAATATTGACACGGCGATTTTTGCCCCCGTCCCAAGCTGATTCCTATGCTGTAAATGGTCTGCCCCATGGAAGGGCAGGCCGCTCCCGAAAGAAAAACGACTGGGAAACGTCGTGTTGGCGATGGGACGCCAGGCCCCGGTCGCCCCAAAGGCGTGCCAAACAAAAACACCACGCTCCTGAAAGATGCGATCCTCGCTGCCGCGACACAGGCAGGCGGCAAAGAGGGTTTGGTCGGCTATCTCGCAAAGCAGGCAACAGAAAATCCGCAATCATTCCTCCCGCTGCTCGGAAAGGTTCTTCCGCTGCAACTCGCTGGCGACGACGGCGGGCCGCTACAGATCGTCATCAAGCGGCTGTCTGATGCCGACGATTGAACTGCCAAACGGAGGATGGCGCCCACGGCCATATCAGGCCCCGCTCTGGAAATATCTGGAGAAGGGGGGCAAGCGGGCAATCGAGATCGCGCATCGCCGGTGGGGCAAGGATGACCTTGTCCTGCACCGCACAGCCATTGCGGCCCATGAGCGCGTGGCGAGCTACTGGCACTGCCTCCCTGAATATGCACAGGCCCGTAAGGCGCTCTGGTCAGCGGTCAATCCACACACGGGCAAGCGGCGGATAGACGAAGCATTCCCTCACGACATTCGGGCCAGCACCAATGAGCAGGAAATGTTCATCAGGTTCAAGGTGGGGTCAACGTGGCAGCTTGTCGGCTCGGATCGTTATGATGGCCTTGTCGGCGCTGGCATCGCTGGCGTCACGTTCTCGGAGTTCGCTTTGGCCAACCCGAGTGCATGGGGCTACATTCGTCCGATGCTGGAAGAGAACGAAGGCTGGGCAACGTTCATCACCACGCCTCGCGGACGCAACCACGCCAAGTCTCTCTACGACATGGCTAAGGCCGATATGGATAACGGCGGGCGCTGGTTCGCTGAACTGTCCTCTATTCACGACACTGGCGCGCTAAGCGCGGCGCAGATCGAGGAATCTCTCGCTGAGTATATCGCGCTATACGGCGAGGACATAGGCAGGGCGCAGTTCGATCAGGAATATCTATGCTCGTTCAATGCTGCGATCCTGGGCGCATTCTACGCCCGTGAGATGGCAAAGGTCCGAGCTGAGGGCCGCATCGTGTCAGACCTTGAGCCTGTTCCGTGGCGCCCTGTTCATAGGGCATGGGACATCGGCGTTCGCGATGACACGTCAATCTGGTGGTTCCAGGCTGTCGGCGCTCAGCTCTACATTCTCGATTGCTACACATCTTCAGGCGCTGGCGTCGATCATTACGCTGAGATCATCCACAAGCGCGAGCAACAGTACGGGTGGAAGTCGGGCAAGGATTACGTTCCGCATGACGCTCGTGTGAAGGAGTGGGGCACGGGGCGCACACGCGTTGAAACGATGCAGGCTCTTGGACTTGATCCTGAAGTCGTGCCGATGGCCAACAAGCTTGATGGCATTAATGCTGTCCGGCGCACCCTGCTTCGCTGCGTGTTCCACAGTCGCTGTGACGATGCAGGCATTCCTGCGCTCGAAATGTATCGGCGCGAATGGGATGACGACCGCAAGACCTTCAAGGCGAGCGAAGTCCACGACTGGACCAGTCACCTTGCGGACGCGTTCCGATATCTCGCTACGGCATGGCGGCTTGATCAGTCCTTGCCTGCTCAGAAGGCGGCGCCCCCACCCCATCCATCCACTTTGAGCGGCGGCATCATGGTCGCCCCCCAGATCCAATACCGAGGCCGCTGATGATGGACGAAGAAACCACCACGATCGCAGCGGGCAAGTCAGCCGGGCCGATCCTGTCTGCGCTTGAGAAGGCGCACAATGACGATGGCCTGCGTGCATGGCGTGACCAGTGCCGCGTCATCGAAATGGTCTATGGCGATCACTCGGCCACATCAGCGGCCCCAGGCCTGTTCTATGGCGAAGACTATGCCGACGGCGGCGGGCGGCTCGACCTGTTCTGGTCTTCCTATGAGGTGATGAAGCCGGCAGTCTACGCCAAGGCTCCCGTCCCCGCTGTTGCTGCCAAGTTCTCCGATGGCGACCCGGTCATCGATACGGCCGCCGAGCTTCTGGAGCGTGTGGCGATCACGACGCTCGACCAGAACAACATCGACTTGGTGATGAAGTTGGTCCGCGACGACCTGCTGTTCTTTGGACGCGGAGCCATGTGGCTCACCTATGAAAGCGATGACGGACAGCGTGTGTGCATCGAGCATGTGGACCGTGACGACTTCCGCCATGAATGCGCCCGTTATTGGGATCGTGTCGGATGGGTTGCCAAGCGCTCATGGCTATCGAAGAAGGAAATGACCAAGCGATTCAGTGAAGAAGTCGCTGAGAAGGCCAATTACAGCACTGTCCACCGTGCCAACGATGTCGCAACGGATGCGGGATCGAACACCAGCGCCCCGCAGAAATGCGGCGTGTGGGAGGTCTGGCACCGCGCCGACAACAAGGTCTACTGGGTTACCGATGGCGCTCAGGACATTCTCGACGAGAGCGAGCCGCACCTCAAGTTGCGTGACTTCTTCCCATGCCCGCGCCCGGCTTATGGCACGACGAAACTGCGCAGCCTTACCCCTGTTCCGGATTATGAGCGCTATGTCGAGCACTTCAAGAAGATCAGCGAACTAACGGGCCGCATCTACTCCCTGCTTGAGTGGGTGAAGATGAAGGGGCTTGTGCCGGGTGGCGCGGATATGGCGGATTCGATCCGCGCAGCGCTGGCAGACACAAGCGATGCTACGGTCATTGGCGTGCCCGGCGCGCTGTTGCAGCAGGGCGCTGGGGATTTCGTACAGTGGATGCCGCTCCAAGCCATCGCAGAGGCAATCACGGGCCTCATCGGGGCGCGACAAGAGTTGATCAATAACTTCTATGAACTGTCCGGCATCAGCGATATCATGCGGGGGGCGACCGATGCGGAAGAGACGCTTGGGGCGCAACAGCTCAAGTCGCAGTATGGATCGGTTCGCGTTCGTGAGAAAATAGACGAATTGCAGCGCATTGCCGCCGATGCAGTGAAGGTCGCCAGTGAGATCATTGCCGAGAAGTTCACACAGAAGAGCCTGCTCGACATGTCCGGCATGAAGCTGATGACGCGCAAGGAAGTCGAAAAGCGCATCAAGGACATCGAGAAGGCCGCTGGCGAGGAAATGAAGGGTCTGGCCGACAAGGTCGAACAGGCCAAGCATCAGCCCGAGGCCGACCCCCAGCAGCTTGAGCAGCAATACCAGATGGCTCAGCGGCAGATCATCGAGAAGTACGCGCCTATGCTTCAGGAGGCAGAGGGCAAGGTCGCGATTGAATCCGTGGTCGAGCTTCTGCGTGATGATCGGGTGCGGTCCTTCACGTTCAACATTGAAAGCGACAGCACGATCCTTACCGATGAGATGCAGGAAAAATCCAGTCGCGCCGAGTTCGTGACGATGATCGGCGGCCTGCTGCAACAGGCGGCTCCGTTGGCCGCAGGCAATGGCGAAATGGCTGAATTCGTCGGTTCTGTGATGAAGTTCTCCGTGGCCCCGTATCGCGCCGGCCGCGCGCTTGAGGGGGCAATCGACAAGTTGGTCAAGGCATTGCCCGATATGAGCGCGCCCGGCGCTGTTGAAGGCGATGAAGGGTTGGCCGAGGCACAGAAGGCGCTGGCTGCGGCCGAGATGGAAAAGGCCAAGGCTGCCAACATGAAGGTGCAGGCCGATGCCGCCGCGAAACAGGCCGAGATGCAGCGCAAGATGGCAGAGATGCAGATGAAGGCTCAGGCGGACCAGCAGAAGGCGGCCCAGGAGCGCGACAGGCTGCAACTCCAGATGGCAGACATGGGCACAAAGGCACAGCAGGCGCAGACCAAGCTTGAGGCTGAAATCGACAAGGTCCGCGCCCAGACGCTTGAGATACTTAACAACATCGGCCTCGCGAACCAAAGGCAGGCCATCGACGAATTCAAGAGCGTGGCTGACGTTGAAATGCGCCAGTCCGATCAGGCCATGAATGCGCAGAGCGTGCAGGCAGACATGGAATTCCGCGCCAAGGATCATGAGCGCGCGGAACGGGGCGATGATCGCGCTGATCGTCAGCAGTCGCTCGCCGAACAAGCCGCAATGAACGAAAGGAAAGACGATGCCTAGAATGGCCCCGCCCGTCAGCACGGGAATGGAAACGGCGAACCGGGTGCGAGCCGTGACGCCACATGACGACAACGATCTCACGATTTCACCATGCCGGGCACTTTGGGTTGGCTCGGCTGGCGATGTGGAAGTGATCGCTGCCGATGACACTGTCGCTCGGGTGTTCACGGCTGTGTCCGCAGGGACACTTCTGCCGGTCTCGTGCAGTCGCGTGCTGGCGACCAACACGACTGCCAGCGACATTTTGGCCCTCTATAACTGAAGGAAGGAAAGACAATGGCTGATGCAGAGAACGTGCGCCGCCTTGCGGCAAATTCGATGGTGCCGCAACTGGCACAGGAAGTCGTGAACCAGATTGAAGGCGCGACCAATACCAAGGCTGAGATCGCGGCGCTGGTCGCATTGACCGACAGCAGTGGCGGCACGGCAGGCGACACGATTGCCGATGTGCCCGGCACATATACCGAGGCGACGCTGGCCAATCAGCTTGCATCGCTTGCCGCGAAGGTCAACGCCATCATCGCGGCGCTCAAGGCATAACGATGCCTTTATATGACTTCTCATGCGCTGATGGGCATCGGTTCGAGCGGATTGTTCCGCTTGCACAGTTCGATGGCCCGCAGCACTGCGAATGCGGCGCGGAGGCAAGTCGTGTGATTTGCGCTCCCGCCATTCGATCCGACTACATTGCGCCGATCATGGGCGCGGATGGGCGGATGCATGACAGCAAGTCATCCTATGAGTTCTCACTGACCCCGGAAGGCAACCCCAAGGGCGAGCGCTTCCATATCCTGAACTCGGACGAGCCGGCGCCCGTGTTCAAGCAGGTCAAATCGACCGAGGCCGAGCGCGTAGAGGTGGTCAAGAAGGCGCTTCATGACGTGAAGTCCGGCAACATTCCTCCGATCAACCTTGTCCCGAAGGACATCGCAGCATGACCACAGAGACAGCACCCGCCGCTGACACATTCATTCCGCTGACAGAGCCGGGGGCAGAAGCCTCTGGCGCCAGTTCGAGCATGACGGAGACAATCCGCCTCGCGCTCGACAGCGTAAAGGACATGCCTGACGATGACGACACCCCCGTCGCCAAGGAGCCTGAAAAGGACGACATTGCCGAAAAGCCTGCCAAGGAAGAGCCGGCCAAGGCGGAAGAGAAGCCCGAGGACAAGCCGGCAAAGCCGCGTGGAGAAGGCGGAAAGTTCGCCGCCAAGGAACCGGATGCCAAGCCGGTAAGGGAGGTTGAGCCGAAGGCGGAAGCCGAGGCGGAAGAAGGCCACGGGCCGAAGATTAATCCCCCCGCCAAGTTGCTGCCAGACGCGCGGGAAAAGTGGATCAACACGCCTCGCCCGGTGCAGCGCGACATAGAAAACATGGTGCGCGAGTATGAGAGCACCATCGAGACGGCGCGCAAGGATACCGAGCGCTATGAGGCTCTGCGGCAATTCGATGATCTGGCGAAACAAAATGGCCGCGACCTGCGCGAGAGCCTTCTGAAGATCAATCACATCGAGAATCAGCTTCAATCAAACCCCATCGCAGGCCTGAATGCCATCCTTGCAGAGATCGGCCCGCGCAAGGCTGACGGTTCACCACTCTCGCTCTATGAGGTGGCGAATGTCATCGTCCAGCAGGGGCCACAGGGCTATCAGCAGGCCATTGCACAGGCCAACCGGCAAATGCAGGTGCAGCAGCGCGACAGTGAGGCCGAACGGCTGCGGCAGGAGAATGAAGCGCTCAAGGCCGAGCGCTTCGTGAGCGACATTGATGCGCGTATCGTCTCCCCGTTCAAGCAGACCCATCCCCGCTTTGGCGAGTTGCATGACGATATTGCATTTTTCCTGAAATCAGGTAGGATACCTGAAGGCTTGAGCCATCTAGACCGTCTCGAAGCTGCCTATGCCATGGCTGAACGGTTAAACCCGTCTCCCGGCAGCAGTCAGAGCCAATCGGATGCCCTTGACCGATCAGACCGCGTTGACCTCGACTCCAGCGGGCGCAAATCCATCCGTTCCAGTCCGGGCGCTGTTTCTCCAAGTGAGGACAGCGTCGATTCCAAGGACATGACGGCAGTCGCTCGTGCCGCACTCCGTAAGGCGATGGGAACTGCCTAGGGTCCGCAGTTTGAAAGGTTATACCCATGACTATCGTTACTGAACGGCAGTTTGGGCAGGCGCTTACCGTCTCGGCGCAACAGCGTTCGCCTGAAATCGCCAATATCGTCTACAATGCCCAGCCGCTGACGCGCATTCTCCGCGAGAATGGCGCCATCCGGCCCGAAACCGCAACCGGCCCTGAGTTCCGCTGGCCGGTCCAGTACGACACGCTCAAGGCGCAGTGGTATCGTGGTTACGATTACCTCTCGATCACGCCGAAGGAACTGGTCAATTCGGCTTATATGCCGTGGACGAACATGACCACCATGTTCTCCCTGACCGGCGATGAGCTTCGCTATAACCGTGGCGAGGCTGAGGTCATCAACCTGATGCAGCTTTATCTGCGCGATGCGGAGGAGGCTTGCCGTCAGGCGTTCGAGGAGGCGCTTCCGGGCACCGGTACGGACGATGCCGGTCGCCAGATGATCGGCCTTGGCGCGGCGGTTCCGACCGTTCCCAACTCGGGCACCTACGCCGGCATCAACCGGGCCAACGTCGCTCGCTGGCGCACGACCTACTATGACGTTCAGGGCGGCGATATTCCGGGCTTCACCACCTGGGATACCACCACGGCTCTGCCGATCATCTCGCAGATCGCTCTCGCCCGTTCTCGCAACGGTCGCTACCCCGATCTGTGGATTGTGTCGTCGGACAACTGGCAGGCGATTGAATCGTCCTTCGTGGCGCATCAGCGCATTGTCAGCGAGCGGTCTGCGCGGCTTGGCCTTGCGGGCTACAGCTACCAGACGGGGGCAGGATCGGTTGATCTGGTGCCAGCAGGCGGCATTGGCAACGTGATGCCGGCAAGCACGCTGTTCGGTCTGGACACGCGCAGCTTCGAGCTTCGCGAATTCGCCGGTCGGTCGTTCGTTCCGTTCCACAGCGGCGCGGGCCTTCGCCCCATCAATCAGGACGCCATTGCGCAGGGCATTGCATGGTCGGGTCAGTTCATCATGACGAACCCGCTCAGCAACGTCCGTGCGTACACCGGCGCATAAGGAGTAAATGACATGGTTGACACTCCCTTCCGCACCAGCCCGAACCTCGGTCCCGATCTCACGCAGGTCGTGAAGGCGGACGAGGTTTTCTATGACGGCAGCTCGCAGCTCGGCACGCCCCAGCTCGGCGTGACTTGCGAGGGCACCGATGGCCGCACGCGCATGTGGGTTGAGGCATCTGGCACGATTGCCAGCGCCGCTGCCCCCGGTACGCAGGTGGCCATCACGGTGACTGCGCACGACGACGTGACGGCGGCGACCGGTTCTGGTGGCTGGTATTCGGTCCCCGGCGTCGCGATGGCTGCTGGCGACCGCTTCTGGGCCACCAAGGGCACCGCCCCCTGATAACTAAATGAGGGCGGGGGCTTCGGTCCCCGCTTTTCCCTTTCAACAGGAGCCTTCTATGTCCGCGATTTACGTTCCCGAAACCGACTTGGCTGAAAAGGCTGTTTATCCGATCTTCTCCTATGAGACGATTGAGAACATCGCCAAATCCGAACATGCAGGGCAGCCGATCTTTGAAGAGATCGAGATGGTTTCAGTCCACATCGCCGGAGAGCGCAATCTGGTCCACACGGCCCGCGTCAATGAGCAGTGCGGCATGGACGGCTTTCGCCGAGTGACATGGGCGGAGCGCTTCTCTGATGAATATTCCGCATGGAAGGATGGGCAGGCGCAGGGCGTTCACGGGACCCCGCTGTCCGCCCTCCGCGACTATGGCATCACCCCTGCGCAGGTGTCGCTGTGCGCGGCCCGCAAGGTGCATACCGTCGAGGCATTGCTTCAGCTTGAAGGCCACAACCTCAAGAGCCTCGGCATGGACGCCAACGCGCTCAAGGATGCGGCTCGCAAATATGTTGCTGATCGCAGCGACCGGCATAAGTTGGCCAGTGAGGTTGAGGAACTGAAGTCGCAGCTTGCCGCCTTGCAGAAGCCCATTGCCGACCAAGCGGACGAATACGCTGACATGAGCAATCAGCAGATCAAGGAAGAGATCGCGGCTATCGTCGGGGCCAAGCCAATCGGCAACCCGAGCCGTGACACGCTGATTTCCCTCCTGAATGAAGCCAAGGCCAGCCAGTGACCGTCCTGAGCGCCCTCCAGTCTGCCGCAGTCAAGCTGATTGCCCGCAAGCCGGGGGCGTTCTTCGGTGTGGACGACACGTTCGAACTGGAAATGACCGACATGGTCAATACGGTTGCGGATGACGTTGCGCAGAAGCATGACTGGCAGGCGCTGGTCAAGATCGCCTCACTTGTCGGCGACGGCTCAAAAGAGGCGTTCGATCTCCCCGCCGATTATTCTCGGCAGATGCTCACCACGACCATTCGCGACGTGGATAATTGGGCATGGGGCTACGGTCATTGCGCCACGGTCGATGACTTCCTGTTCTTCAAGCAGAACAGCCTGAGCTCGCTACCCGGAGTGTGGTGCATCTTCGGTAACAAGCTCAACGTATACCCCGCCCCGTCGGCTGGGGCTGAAGCGCGATTCCCTTACATCAGCAAGAATTGGGCAATCGCGCCCAATCTCGCACCCAAGGCGGTGTTCGATAACGACGCAGACGCCTTCGTTCTGCCGGAAGAACTGCTCATGCTTGGCCTTGTCTGGCGGTATCGTGACAACAAGGGGCTGGCCTCGGACGGCGATCAGGAGCAGTTCGATTCCTCGCTGAGCTATCACGCCGGCAAGGATAGCGGGTCATTTGTCATTCGCACGAAATCACGGCGGGCATGGCCGGGCTCCTATCCCGCATGGCCATTCCCGCTGGGCGCGGGTGCCTGATGGCCTACGCGCGCCGGGTTATCCGCCCTAAGCCGCGCAGGGCGGAAACCATGATGTTCCCGGCCCCTGTGGGCGGCTGGATCAGCAATCGCTCTCTGGCGCTTCCCAAGGGGCAGACGCCAGGCGCGGCGTTGATGGACAATTACTTCCCCCGCGCCGAGACGGTCAAACTGCGGCGGGGGAAACAGCGTTATGCCACCCTTGCCGATCTCGGGGATGCAAAATCCCTGTTCTCTTATCGCAACGGCAACAACCGCAAGCTGTTTGGGGCAAGTGAGACGGTCATTTACGATTTGACCAATGTTGTCTTCCCGGATGGCTCCGAAATCGTGGACGAAGATGACGACCTGATCGAAACCGAGGGCGGCGACACGTTCGGTTGGTTCTCTACGGACGGGATGCATGTCGCCACTGACCTGACAAGCGGAGACTGGAGCGTTGTTCAATTTGCGACCACTGGCGGGGTTTATCTGGTCGGCGTGAACGGGACAGACCCCGGTTTCATTTTCGATGGCACGGCATTCTGGCCGAACATGCCCGGAGGTTATTATCGCATCGCCTATGACGCTGAAAGCGCTGCGTTCGAGCCGGGCGAGATTGTGACGGGCGGAACGTCCGGGGCGACGGCGACGGTCAATTCTGTCGAGGAAACGGCGCCCGGCGTCGGCTATCTCTACATTTACGGCATCACGGGGACTTTTCAGGACAATGAGACGCTGACGGGCGATGTTGCTGGCAGTTCAACCGCAGATGGCGTTCCGGTCCTTATGGCGCCGGGCATGGCATTCGACACGCTCTCCAGCGCTGCCATGTCGTTCGTGTTCAGCTACAAGTCCGCGATCTACTTCATCGAAAAGGAGAGCATGAACGTCTGGTATCTGCCCCCCGATCAAGTGGGAGGTGACGCCACATTGTTTCCTATGGCGGGCATCTTCGATCTCGGTGGCGCACTGCTGTTTGGATCGAATTGGTCATTGCAGGCATCGGATAGCGGGGGGTTGAGCGAGCAGGTCGTGTTCGTCACCAGCGAGGGGCAGGCCGCGATCTTTCAGGGCATCAACCCCGATGACGTGTCATGGACGAAAGTCGGTACGTATCGCACCGGCCGCCCGCTCGGCAAGCGCGCGTTCTTCCGTGGCGGCGGCGACATTGCCATTGCGACGAGCGTCGGACTGGTCCCGCTTTCCAAAGCGATCGAACTCGACGTTACCAGTCTCAACGTGGCTACAGTGTCCTACAATATCGCAGACGCATGGTCCAATGCGCTCACCCTTCGCGGGGCCGAGAACTGGATTTGCGAGCTGTGGCCCGAAGAGAAGATGGCACTTGTCGTTCCGCCTGACCTGATCGGAGACAGCAATCCGGTGGCGTTTGTCGTCAATGCCGAGACTGGGGCGTGGTGCCGGTTCACGGGGTGGAAGGTCCTGTGCATGGAGGTGTTCGAGGGGCAGCTTTACTTCGGATCGACGGAGGGGCGGATTTTCCTCGCCAATGTCGGCGGAAGCGACGATGGCGCGGCTTATACCGGTTCGATTATTCCGATGTTCGAGGACTGCGGTTCTCCAATGTCCCGAAAGATAGGAGGCATGGTGCGCGCGGTGTCGCGGGCGAATGTGAAGGTCAATGCAAAATGCGGGATCAATTATGACTTCAGCGAAGACCTCCCCGCCGCCCCTGACGCGCTGGCCCAGGTCGGAGGCTCCCTCTGGGGAACAGCCGTCTGGGGAGAATCCAGATGGGGAGACACAACCCCCTCCGTCATCAACCAGCCCTGGAACAGCGGCGGCGGGTATGGTTACACGCTTGCCCCAACTTACCAAGTCACCAGCGGCTCAATAGGCGCATTCGATGATGAGCTTATCCGCATGGACCTGTCCTATACCGTGGCGGAAGTGGTGACATGATCGTCGTCGGGGATGCTGTGGCGAAGTTCATCTCGGATGAACTGTGCTTTGGCCTCTGTCCGCCTTATGTTGCTATCGGGACGGAACGGAACGGCGAGATCATCAACGGAGTGCTGCTCAATCACTTCGAGGGTAGCGATGTCCATATCTCTGCAGCCGGTACGGGATGGAACAAGGCCATCCTGCGGGCCGTGGGCTGCTATGCATACGGCATGCTCGGCTGCGAGCGGATGACGATGATCACTGCATCGGAAGACGTTGCGCGATACGCCGAAAGGCTGGGCGGCAAGCGTGAGGGCGTGCTGCGCAATCATTTCGGGCCGGAGTGCGACGGCTTGATTGTCGGCATCCTGCGCGATGAGTTCATTGTCCCCGCAGAAGGCGTGTTGCAAAAATCCCGGCAATAGGCTAATGTGCCCGCCAGCGGCTGAACACCACTTCACGCATCCTTGGCATAGGAAGCAGTGAATTGGTTATAACCTCGCCTTACCCCGCCAGATTTAAGGGCCTCAACCGAGGGCGCACCACTCAGGTGCCGTGGTTTCCCTACCGATTTGCCCATGGTAGGCCAGCATTCATCAGCGCCCCTTCGGTCAACTTTGGACCAAAAGCGGGCGACGTCTTTCTCGTCAAGGAAGTTCATATGGCTCAATACCATATGGCGGAGGGTTGGTAAAATCGTTTCGACACCCGCCCCCCCTGATCCAATGCAGACTGCTCAAGCGCAGTCCGGGATGAACCGCGACACGGCGGTTTCGCAGCAATTGCTGAACATGGTTAACCAGAACAACCCGTGGGGTTCGGTGGCCTATAATCAGACTGGCACGACGCAATATACGGACAGTTCCGGCAAGGTTGTGACGTTGCCGTCCTTCTCGCAGACAACGACGTTCTCGCCTGAACAGCAGGCCATTTTCGACAAGTCGCAGGCGGCGCAAACAAACCTCGCCGGCATTGCTCAGGATCAGAGCGCGCGCGTTGCTGATACCTTGTCCGACCCCTTCACGTTCGACAATCAGGCAGCGGCGGATTGGGCCTATGATCTCGGGCAGTCCCGCATTGCCCCGCAGCAGCAGCAGGATATGGCGCGCCTTGAAGCGCAGCTCATCAATCGCGGGTTGCGTCCCGGCTCGTCGGGCTGGAATAGCGAGCTGGAGCGCATTGGCCGCACGCAGACGGACCAGAATAACCAGCTTGCTCTCACAGGGCGCTCTCAGGCGTTCTCCGAGGCGCTGGCAACCCGCAACCAGCCCATCAACGAGCTTACTGCACTACTGTCTGGCTCGCAGGTGAGCAACCCGGCTTCCATGTCCTCTGCGACCCCACAGACGGGTGTTGCAGGTGTGGACTATTCCGGGCTGGTGCGGGACAACTATCAGAACAAGCTTGCGGCCAGTCAGTCGGCTATGGGCGGCCTGTTCGGGCTGGCTGGATCGCTTGGGTCTGCGGCCATCATGTCCGACATGCGCGTCAAGCAAGACATCTCCCGCGTCGGCACGCTCGACAATGGCCTGCCCGTCTACTCCTACCGCTACAAGTGGGGTGGCCCGATCCACATCGGTCTGATGGCGCAGGACGTTGAGCAGGTGAACCCTGATGCCGTCGTTGGGGGCGTTGGAGGGTATAAGGCTGTCGATTATGGGAGGGCCGTCCAGTGACGATCATGCCCATGAGCGGGCCTAATCCTGAGAGGCCATGGGGCAATAACGATATTGCCTCCATCCTCGCCAACGCGCCCATGCTGGAAGCGCCGCAATCCCCGTTCGTATGGGGACAGGGTGGCGCACGCATGACGCCTGAGCAGCTTGCCATAGAACGCGCGCGCGCGGCAGACATGATGCAGTCGGATTATTCGCCTGTCGGTCACTGGACGCAGGGGCTTGGCCGTGTGGCGGATAATGTGCTTGGCGCGATGTCTATGCGCGACGTGCGCAAGCAGGATCAGGCAGCGGCGACAGCGTCGCAGGAGGCGCTTTCCGGGCTTAATCTGCCACCTGAGATCGCAGCGGGCATTTCCAGCGGCGACCCTGTCACGCAGAAGGTGGCGATGGCGATGCTTGAGGCGCATATGCCGAAGCATGCAAAGCCGCTGGAATTTCAGCAGATGCTTGTCGACGCCGGGTTTCAGCCGGGCACGCCTGAATATCAGGCTGAGGCCCGGCGCTTGCTTCAGTCGCGGAACGATCCGTTCATTACGGCGTCGCTGCCTGATGGCGGCTTTTACGGTGGCCCGCAGTCCGGGTTCATGACGGCACTAACGGGAGGAGGTGGTCAAGCAGTCTCGCCGGTAGCCGGAACGGCGTCACCATCTCCGGCCAATATTCCGAACGGCAGTCCACTAAGTCCGGCCCCGAGCGCTCCGCAGCGCCCGGCGGGAATGTCCGATGCCGATCTGTTGAAGCAAGCCGAGGAAGCGGTGCGCAATGGCGCTGACCCATATAAGGTCATGGATCGTCTCAAGGGCTGGGGAGTTCGTCCGTAATGGCGCAAAATCCGTTTGGCGATCTCGTCCCGGATCAGCAGTCTTCTCCGCAGCAAGGCGTGATTGTGCGCGATCCGTACCGCTCTCGGGAGGAGGATCGCAAGGACACCAGCACGCAGCTTGAGGCAGAGCGGGTTGACATCGCGCGACAGGCTGAGGCTCGCCAGCAGTCCACACTAGAAGCGGACCGCCGACGCGCTGAAGCAGAGGCGTTGAAGGCGGAAATGGCCGCGCAGGCCGCGATCAAGGAGCAGGCGACTGCACCGAACCCGCAGACAGCCAAAATCCAGCAACAACTCCAGACCGACAACGTGTTGCAGTTGATCAACGTCGCGCGCGATCAGATTGGGCGCGGTTGGTCCACGGGCAACGTCGCGGGGACTGGGTTCTTCCAGGGCGTGCCTTTCGCCGGACAGAACAGCGCAAATCTCGCGGCCACGCTTCAGGGGTTGCAAGGCAACGTCATCAACGACACGATCAAGCAGCTCAAGGCGGCGTCTGCGAACGGTTCGTCTGGCTATGGCGCGCTAACCGAAACCGAGGCCACACGCCTTGCCAATGCCGTTGGCGCGCTGTCTCAGACGCAGGATGCGGAATCGCTGCGCCGTGGCCTTGCTGCCGTCGAGCGCCATTACCGCAATGCACTGGCGCTGCTGAACAACGAAGACCCGCGCGAGCCGACTGTTGCCGAGAAATACGGCATCATCCCCGGCCAGGCCAATGATGGCGAAATCCCCGGCGCGCGTGGCCGTGTGACGGCGGAAGGCAATGCGGAGGATGACCCGGCATTGCGGGGTCTCAACGCCCAGGTCGCCCGCATGATTCGCGATGGAGCCGATGCGCAGCGCGTGCGCGATTATCTCAACAACGTCCGCCCTGGGCTTGGCTCCGATCCGCAGAACCTTGAGGCTGTCATCCAGTACGCCCGTCAGAACCCCGGCGAGATGCCGCGCGTTGACCTTGAGAAGTATTGGGCGCCCGCTGGCGGTGTTTCGCAGACGCTCGGCGAGATCGGCATGTCAGCTCCTGGCTCTGCTGTCATCGGTGCGGCTGACACGATTACAGGCGGCTATCTCGACAATCTAACCGGGAATCCGGACTTGGCCCGCGCAACCATGGAAGGTGTCTCTCAGGAGAACCCATGGTCCTATTTCGGCGGACAAGTCGCAGGCGGCGCTATGGGCGCATTCGGAGCGGAATCGATGCTTGGCCGGGCCGGCCTTGGCGCTGTTGGCCGTATGCGCGGTGGCGACCTTGCGGCGGGTGCATTCTATGGGTCTGGGTCTGCTGATGATCCTGAGCAGAGCCGAGGAGCCGAGGCCCTGTTCGGCGCGGCCCTCGGGCTTGGCGGCGGCATGGCTGGCCGCACTGCTGCGCGTGGCGTTGGAACAGTCGCTGGCGGCGTGACTGACCCGCTGGTGCAGGCACTCGACCGTGCGGGCGTCCGCATGACGCCGGGCCAGGTTGTCGGCGGCGGCTTGAAAAACTTCGAGGACAAGATGACCAGCCTGCCCATGGTCGGGAACCAGATCGGCGCCCGCAGGATGGAAGGCATCGAGGACTTCAACCGCGCTGCGATGGCAGAAGCTGTTGCACCTATTGGCGCCACGGCTCCGGCGCATATCGGCGAGGCTGGCGTCAATGCCAATCAGCAGGCCATCAGCGGAGCTTATGATGCCGCACTCAATGGCCGCGCCTTCACGGCGGACCCGCAGTTCATGAACGATGTTGCGGCGGCGCTGGCTTACGGGCGCCAGATTCCGCAGTTGGGCGACCAGTTTGATGCGGTCGCGGCGAGTCGCATCGGGACGTTGTTCGACAATCAGGGCAATATCAGCGGACGTGGCTTTCAGGACGCTATTCGCGGCATAAGGCAAGCGTCGGATGCGGCGGGCAATGAAATCATGTCCTATGAGTTCGACCATGGCCTCGGAATGCTGGATGACAGCCTTCGCGGCCTGGTGCAGCGCCAAGCTCCAGACGTGCTGGATGCCTTCGACTCTGCAAATGCAGCCTATCGCAATCAGTCGGTGGTCGATAATGCCGTGAACCGCGCCATCAATCAGGGCGGCACGTTCATGCCGTCGCAGCTTGGCATGGCGGCACGGCAGAACACGACCCGCTTCGGCGGCGCTCGTGCGGCTGCGCGCGGTGATCGTCCGTTCTATGAATTGCAACGCGCGGGACAGGAAGTGCTCCCGTCCTCGGTGCCTGATAGCGGGACAGCGGGCCGCGCCCTCATACCCGCTGCGGCATTCCTTGCAGGAGGCGGCGGTGGCTATGCGGCGAGTGAAGGCGATACGGCAGAGCGTGCCGGGTCTGGCGCGACGACTGCTGTCATCGCGTCACTACTGGCTGCCGCGCCCTATTCCCCTGCGGCTCGGGCTGGTATTCAGCGCATTCTGGCATCTGATCGCCCGCAGGCATTCCGCAAAGCCGGTGAGATCATTGTCAACAACGATACGATTGCGGGGCTTCTTGCCGCTCCTGCTACCTATGTTCCGTTAATGACAGATAGATAGCGAAGCACGCGAAAAAGCCGAACCAGAAGAATGCAACGGTCCCGGCGTGCCAGGCAAAGCGCTCATGGAAGCCCCACGGGACATGCACGCCTTTTCGCAACTTCATCGGGACGACCGTTCGGCGCGCCTTCGACTTATCCCAAAGATACTTTACGCCGACGCGGAGAATCGCCGCGAAGAAAAAGATCGCCACAATGCGGAGTGGCCCTTCGGGCGGCGTGATCATTGATCTGGCATAGCCTATTCCTTCCTTGGCCGCAACAATGGCGCTTTCCCGCTGGGCCGCTCTGTGCTATCAAGGTCGGCATAGCGCGGTTGAACCTACCTCATGCGCTTTCCTGAAAACAAGGAAAGCCAGGGTTCATGCGGCACAACCCCAATCTAAATAATTTTACGCAAGCGCGATCTGGCGGCCACCCTATTCAGGATGGTATCGGTTATGACCTTGCCATCATGCCAGATGGAGGCAAGGAATATGCCTAGAGATAGCACTGGCGTGTATTCTTTGCCTGCGGGGGCAATCGTCAATAATGGCGATCAAGTTCTCCCGTCGCAGCACAATCCCCCGCTCCAAGACATCGCCTCTGCCCTGACTGGCTCGCTGAGCCGTGCCGGGGTCGGCGCAATGCAGGCCGATCTCAACCATGGCGGCTTCAAGGCTATCAATCTCGCCCCCGGCACGAACAGCAGCGATGCTGTCACGCTTGGCCAGCTTTCAACGCAGGGATTTCCGATTGGCGCGAGCGCTGACTTCTGGGGCGATACGGCCCCCGATGGTTGGTTCCTCTGCTATGGTCAGGCAATCTCCCGCGTCGATTATGCCGCCCTGTTCGCTGTACTCGGCACGAAATACGGCTCTGGCGACGGGGCATCGACGTTCAACCTCCCGGACTGTCGCGGGCGCACATCCGCCGGGCGTGATGACATGGGCGGCACTGTCGCTGGCCGCCTCACCAGCCCTGTAGACGGGACGACGCTCGGTGCTGCCGGCGGCGCTCAAAGCCATGCGCTCACGCTGGAGCAGATGCCTGCGCATGACCATGGCGCGGCCACAGGCTCAAACGGCGCTCACTCGCATACAATCAGCTTCCAGCAGCACTTCGGATTTACACCCGGAGGCGGCGGATCAGGCCCTTACCAGTCTGTGACGAGCGGCTCTGCGGGCACATCGTCAGCTAGCTCCCACACGCACAGCATTTCCTCTGCCGGTGGCGGCGAGGCCCACCCCAATGTTCAGCCCACTATTGTGGCGAACAAGATCATCCGGGCATTTTAAGATGGCACAGATCAGACCAAAAGACCTCCCCGCCGGCACAGCAACAGCAGGCTCCGCTGTCATTTTCGACAATGGGACGACGGTCGAGAAGACGACGCCAAAGGGGCTTGTTGATGTAGCTGTTCCTCTTGCGTCTCAGGCGGAGGCAGAGGCCGGCTCGTCCAATGACGACCGCATGTCGTCACTTCGGGTCAAGCAGGCTATCGATGTTCAAGTTTTTGACGAACTCGCCTCCGCCGCCTCCGGCGATGGCGCCGATCTGATCAGCTTCGATAAAGCCTTGGCTTATGCGTCAACGTCGATCGGCGGACAGTTAAAGCGGTTCACTGATACAATCAGGTTCTGGGGGGACTTCGGCATCGCCGCCGATGGTGTGACGGACGACTCGGTGGCCGTGCAGGCCGCATTCGATTGGTGCGGCCCCGGCAAAGTGCTCATCATGCCGAGCGCCAAGATCAAGATCAACTCTACCGTAATTTACGGTAACGGCACCACAACGGCCTTGTCCACCGTGGGGAACAACTGCACGATTATCTGGGGAGGCGATACTTCCAACGCGAACGCGCTGATTGACACTTCAGACCCGTGGTATTCTACCGCGAAGGCGGGCACGCGTTTCGTGTGGGGTGGTGTTGCGGGCGGCTCGCTCTTCAAGGTGGCGGGGCCGATCCAAGGGCTGCGCTGGATAGGGAATCTTACCCTTGATGGCGACGCGACCTTCAACGGGGCAACCGGCGCATCGTTTTGCTTTGAGGCAAAATCGTTCTCGTCCTGCACGATTGACAGCGTGGTCGCGGTGAATTGGCAGGCGGGTGGGCGCGGGCTTCTATTAGCCACGGTTGACAGTACCGGCGTCGGAACCGTTGGGTCCAATTCCGTCCTGTCGGGCGCGAATTGCATCGGCCGCCTGTTCGCCTACTCACCTTATGGCCATAATGGCGAGTGTGTAAAAATAGACGGGTATAGGGTCGCGGGGGGGCCAGATGTGACCGTCACCGATATCCGCATAATCCAGTGCGGTATATCTGGGACCGGCGGGAAAGGTCTTGTGCTCGGATATTGTGACGAGGTTACAATCGGCACGCTTGTCAACACGGTCTACGGGGCGCGCTCCGGATCTCCGTGGGGTATGTTTCTGCTCGGAACGTCACTGCCGTTTGAAGCGCCTGCGCGGGTTTATATTTACCACGCTGCGGTAGGCCAAGGCGTAACCGTTGGCGGCGGAACGAACGCGCAGGTTATCATCGAACACTTCGAGATGGACGACGCAGCTACACTCCCTTCAGTGGCGGGGCTTTTTTGTCGCAATATCTGCCGCACCGGGCACGGCACGAACATGATGGCGCTTCCTTCTGATGGGAAGATCAAGACGCGCGCATTCGCTGACGGTGAAGGTTATTACGGCATCGACCCCGCAGGAGTCACGATCTTCTCGATCACCCGACAAGGGGTGGGGGCCAGGTTTACTTCTGCCGGGAACACAGAACTGGAGCCTGCCGGCCACATCGTGTCGGCGAGGACCAAAAACCTCACATCCTATGCGGATGACGCTGCCGCTGCGGCTGGCGGCGTTCCCGTGGGCGGCTTCTACCGAAACGGTTCTATCCTTCAAATCAGAGTGGTGTGAAATGGGAATGCTGCCGGATCACGGCCATAGACGCCGCCACCAGATGCTGGCTGGTGATCTGATGGTGCCGGCGACATGAGCGCTTTCGGGCTTGGCCTCGGCTTATGGCTGGGCGGGCGGGACTGGGGGGCGGCGCCGCCTGCGCAATGGTCCATCACTGCCCTGCCGTCCGTTGATGAAGTGACGGACGATGTCACCGCCGTGACCTTCACGGTGGCGTTGAGCGGCAGTTCGGCATCGCCTGCCGCGCCGGCCACCATCGGCATCGCGGCGGTGACGGCGCCCTACAGCAACACTGTTGTCGCCGGGGACATCGAGGGCGACGCCTTCCCGTCCGCGACGCTGAGCTTCATCGAGGATGGCGAGCAGGGCTGGACCGTCTATGTGACCAGCGTCGACGAGGACAAGGTGCTGCGCGCGGCGATCTCAGACCCGAGCGAGGGCGAGATCGCCGGGGCAGCCCATGCCGATACCGTCATCACCGACACCGTCATCACGCACAACAACCCGACGATCGCCGGGGACTTCGTGGTCGGCAGCACCGTGACGGGCAGCTACGACTCCGGCCCGGATGAGGTGAAGTGGCAGAGCGCGCCATGGAACGGCGGATCGCCCGACACATGGACGGACATCGGCGGCGCCACCACCGGCAGCTACCAGATCACCGGCGACATGAACATCAAGAGTCTGCGCATCGCCGCGCGATATGGCGCGGACTGGCTCTGTTCGGCCTTCTCGCTGCCTGTCGAGGGTTACTGGCCGCTGACTGGCGCGACCCCAGGGACGCAGATCGAGGCGCTGACCGGTATCCATGCCGGGCTTGTCACGTCCGGCACTGACGAGGCCAAGCTTGTCGTGAAAGCGCAGAGCGGAAGTTCGCCGGGGCCGTGGTTCGGCCTGTCCTCGGCGGCGAGTGCCAGCCACGCAACGGCGTTTGACAGCGGCAACAGCGACCAGAATTTCTTTTTCCGCATCGGCCCGAGCGCCCCTCCCTCCCCCTCGACCTATGTCACGGTCAGCGTGCGCTCCACCGTCCCCGGCGCCGCAGAATATTATTTCTACAGCGTCTCGCTCGGCACGACCTTCTCCAAGGTCACGAAGGCACTCAACGCATCCGGTGTCGATGTCTACACCTTCCCGGCGGGCGCACTCGGCACCGGCAAGGCGAACTGCGGCGTCCTGATCTCGATCATCGGCGACCGGCTTTTTGTCGAGATCGAGACGACCGCCTTTTCCGACACCTATACGTCGCTGACCCCCGGCGGCGGGCTCGACATCTCATCCTCCGTCGAGCAGGTCGGCTATAACACCTATATTCGCTGGGCTTTCCCCTACAGTGTGCCGGGCGCCGGCATCTATGGCCCGCGCATGACGCGCGTCGCCAGCCTGTTTGCCGTCAACGAGGCGAGCTTCGCGCCGCCGAGCGGGGGCAATGTCGTGCTCACCCTGCATGGCGAGCATGGCGCCGGGCTGGTCCCGTCGAGCGTCCTGATCGGCATCACCGCGCAGGACGAGACGACATTCCTGGCCCCCACGGCCGGCAGCAACATCACGTCCACCGATGGCGTCTGGACGGCGGACCTGACGTTGACGCAGGCGCAATATAACAGCCTGCTCGGCACGGCGCCGACCTTCTCGGCCGAGATGACCTTCACCTCCGGCTATGAGGCCAGCGCGGTGTATCGCCCGGCCTACTTCATCGAAGAGCCCTATTCCGGCACGCTGCCGTTCCGGCTCGGCATGAACGTCAACTATGCGGGGTCCGCTTATTCGGCGCTCGTCGCGAAAGATGTGGCGCTCAAGGGCACGTGGGCCAGGACGAACTACCAGTCGCCTTATGATGGCACGTTCGCGCTGACATCCGGGCGCTTCCCGAGCGCCTACCCCTCCGGCGACACGGGGGTCATCTGCAAGCTGTGGGAAGGCGGCGGCTCGACGGCCTCGCTGGGTGAGCACGAAGTCCGTGTCGACGACTGCGAGCCAGGCCTCGTCGTTTCCGTCGAGCAGATTTCCAACTTCACGGTGACGCAGGCATGGTCGGTGGTCGCCGGCGTCGGCACGATGCGCTTCACCTTCTCGCCGACGACCGTTGCCCAGCGCGGCCTGTTCCTGAAAATCTCCGGCACGCTCAACAGCACGAACAGTTGGACGATCCTGCCGGTGGGCGATGCCAGCCCCGAGATTGCATATCAGCCGCTCATGATGAGCGACTATCAGGCGATCGGCACGAAGACGGTGCGCTGGATGAGTGCATGGGACATCAACGGCGGCTCATCGAGCACCGAGACGGCAGCGGGGCAGGATCGTGGCTGGTGGAGCGGCCCGCAGACTCGTCGGGGCGTCGGCCTGTTCCTGGATTTCTGCGCCGATGGCGGCTTTAACCCGTGGATCAACGTCCATGACTTCACCACCGAGACCGGACTGCGCGCGCTGGTGGCGCAGGACGTGGCGGCAGGGATGCCGGGCGATGAAATCAACTGGGAATGGTCGAACGAGGTCAGCTTCAACACGGCTCCTGCATTCGTCCAGACCTACCGCCTGATGCTCCATGGCTATGAGCAGGGGCTTTATCTCAGCACCCCGGCGGCACAGCCCCCGGTCGTCATATTCGACAAATATGTGGCAGCAGGGTCCAGTGACGGCATCACCGGATGGGTCGCGCACTCAACGACGATCGAGGGCGTCTGGTATAACCGCCTGCTCCATGCGCTGGAGCCCGGAGACCGCGTGTTCGGCAACATCTACAGCTATGGCCTCTGCGTCCTTGAGGC